GCTGATCTCAGCGGGACGATGCTCGGATCTCTGGTTTCGGGCGACCGTGCCTCCGGCGGCTTCGACGACCGTGACGGCCATTCCTGGCGGGGCAGATGTGACGAACACGCATGATGCGGCCATGGGGCAGACGAATGCCCCGTCTGGTATGACGACACATCTCACGCTCTTCGCCGGTTCGACGGTGCCCGGCGGCGGCCTCTGGTCCTCGCTGATGCTCTACGATCGGATCTGGAACGGTGGCGTGGCGACCAACACGACTGGCGCACAGACGGTCACGATGACTCCGGCTCGCTATGGCGGGACGGGCGCAAACGGATCAAGCAAGGGGAATTTTGCCTGCATGGAAGTGACGGTCACGGTGACGGCGCTGGCCCATACCTGGACCCTGCAATACGTGGATGACAACGGGAACGCCGCAGAGAACACCGTCGCGAATACCGCGCACGCCACGGCGACCGCGATCAGTGAGTTAGATATGAACGGGACCGGCACCCCGAACCAGTGGGCCTTCCCCTTGAACAGTGGCGATCTGGGGATCAGCGATCTCACGCAGATTACGCTCTCGGCGACGCTGGCCGCTGGCTCAGTGAACTTGATGCTCGGACACCCGTTGGGCCTGTTTCCTTTTCCAGGGACCGCGAACGAGCCGGTCGCCTATGACCTGATTCATAGCGCCTTCAACTTACAGAAGATCGAAGATAATGCGGCGCTGGCATGGATGGAAATGTGGAAGTCGGGCGCGACGGCGGAGACGTATGTGGGGACCTTGTCGATGGTGAGTCACTAAGATGCCGACGCAAGGCGTGCCTACGGTCAAGCCCGCGAAATTGCGAGCCTGGGTTCCGCGAGGATCTGTCGCGCATGGACCGATTCCTAGTCCGACAAGTGGCAAGTAGGCGGGTGATGACGAATGCAGGGGTCAGCATGGTCTCCGAACTCAGGAGCGCGATGGCAATGGCAACCGCCAGCCGGACAGTTCAACAATCAGACGTTCCATCACTCGAACCCGCCGATCACGCTAGAGAACGGACTGCCGGTTATCCAGCAATCGTTTCCCGCGCAGCACTTTGCGCGGAAGGTGCAGACGCCGCTCTACGGCCCGAACATGCTCGTGCTGGGCATTCCCGCCGGAGCCGTCGAAGCACCCTTTGTGTTGGAGTCCTGGCCCTCGCCGTACTTTACGCGGCGGGTGCAGCAGCCTGCGGATCCACGCAATCTCACGATTCAGATGCCGGTCGCGCAGGATCCGTTCGCGCCAGTCTCATTTCCGCAACCGACGACGCCACGATCCACGCAAGTCACGAATCCACCGGACTTGCTCGGCACGACCTTACCAGGCCCGATCCTCGGTACCCAGTTCGACTTTCCGAATCCCACGCGGCGACTCTATCAGCAGCCGCCGTTTATCGGGCCGGTCTTACTCGGACTGACGCTGCCTGGGCCGATCTTGGGCGAGCAGTTCGATTTTCCCAACCCGACACGGCGACCGTATTATCAGCAGCCGTTCGAGGTGCCGAATCTGTTCAGCGCACTCTTGCCAGGCCCGATCTTGGGACAGCAATTCGACTGGCCGCAGCCGGTCTGGCCCAAGACGCAGACGCCGTTCGTTCTTCCGAATCTGCTCACCTCGACACTGGCGACGCCGCCCGCACAGGATCCGTTTATCCCGACAAGCTGGGCGCAGTTCAGTCGCGCGATTCAGCCGCAGGCCTGGTTTGCGCCGAATCTGCTCACCTCAACACTGAGCGAAGCGCCGATCGTCGCACCCTTCGTGCCGGTCCAGTTTCCGCAGATCACGCCACGACTCACGCAGCCGCCACAGATCACGCCGGATCTGCTCGGGACGACGCTGCCTGGCCCGACGCTCGGCCTCGTCCTCGACTTCCCAAACCCTGTACGCCTCCCGGTTGTACAACGGCCCTTCGAGACGCCGAACCTGTTGCACTCAACCTTGCCTGGGCCGATTCTCGGAGAGCAGTTCGACTGGCCACGTCCAGTCTGGAGCCGACCCGTTCAGATTCAGCTGATCCCGAACCTGCTCAGTTCGACGCTGACGCCAGTTGTGGGCGTGCCCTTTGTGCCGGTGCAATTCCCGCAGGTCATCAGCGCGAGATCCGTACCGGCCTTTCTGCCGATCAACTTGTTGCAGACCACGCTGGCGCAGCCGCAAGCGGTTCCCTTCGCGCCGATCGCGTTCACGCAGACATTCCCTCGGATCGTCCAGCAGCCGTTCATACCAACCACACCATTGGGAACGACACTGCCTGGACCGATCCTGGGGTATCCGGTCAACTGGGCGCTGCATTTCCCGCGACCGACGCAGCCGCCGACCGTACTGCCGAATCTGTTATTCAGCACGCTCAATCCGAAGCCGTTCACGCCACGGTTCTTTGTGCCGGTGTTGTTCAGGCCGAGCCAAGTCTATTACGCGCCACAGGTCACGAATTATCTGGCGCTGGGATTCCCTGCCGACATCTTCGGGGGACTGACGGTTCAGGCGCAGCTCGAAGCGCGGGCCAGAGTCGAGGCCTTGCAAGCCTTTGCCGCAGTGGGATCGATCACGACGCCAGTACTAGTCGAAGCCTTGCAGTCCTTGGTTGTAGTGGAATCGATCGACGCCCCTGTGCGTGTGGAGGCTCTAGAATCTGAAGTGCGATCCGATGTGCTGGAGGGATAGGAGGAGCCATGGCTGACGTAGGAATCTATGAGACAGTTGATCTAGCTAGGACTGAAGGCGACACAGACGATGTCGTGGTTCATCTTACGAATGCAGATGGCACCGATGCGACCGTGATTGGATGGACAGCGATCTTGAGCGTTGGGACCGATGCGGACACGCCGCTCGCGCCGCCGAAAACGTATAACGGGACCGGCGTCGCCGCAGGCCTCATTCCGATCAACATGAACGGCTTCGACGTGCCGATCGGGAGCTACAAGTACGACATCCGGATTACGGACACTGTGACAGGCGATACGCCTGTGCGGGTGTATTTCAAAGGCAAGTTCAAAGTCACGGCGCGAATTAACTAGGAGCACGCTATGGCACTCACAGTCATTGCGACCGCAGGGGCAGCGAATGCGAATTCGTATATCACCGTCGCTGAAGCCGATGCGTTCATGGCGCAGAATTTCTATGCAGCGGCATGGGAGGACGTTGAAGCCGACGCCAAGGCACAGCTCGTGATCACGGCGACCCGCATGCTCGATGAACAGTACGAATGGCTCGGCATTATCAACAGCACGACGCAGGCCCTGCGCTGGCCGCGTGGCTGGGTGCTCGATCGTGATGGCGCGAAGTATTTGGACAGCACGACGATCCCGACATTTCTCAAGAACGCCACAGCGGAAATGGCCCGCATGCTGTCCTTAAAGGATCGGCAACAGACGTTGGACGATGCGACCAGCGGGATCACGTCCGTGACCGCAGGCTCAGTCAGCGTGGAATTTGACAAGACAGACCGCATTGAGGTTGTGCCTAGCTCAGTTGAAGCGATGGTGCGGCCGTACTGCACGCTGGGTGTGTACGGCAAGGGCAGCGTGCCGCTGGTGCGCGTATGAGCCACTTGGTCTTGGTACTAGGCCGGCCGATGTTTCAGTTTGCGATTGAACAGTTTCAGCGGCATCGGCATGACGGCTGGTTGCCCGACAATAACCCGCTGAAGGTGTTTGAGACTCGCGATGAACTGTGGGCCGCGTGCGACTTAGTTGTGATCAACGGAGGACGGACACGATGGGCTTGAAAGCGACGATTGCGAGCGCAGTGGCCAGCGGGTTTGCCGCGCTGGGCGACCTGCAAGAGACCGTCACGTATAACGTGTACAGCACGAGCAGCACATACAATCCAACAACGGGCACGGTGACGCGCACAGAAACGCAATACAGCGTGGCCGGCCTGTTCTTGGACTATAAGAAACGTGACATCGATGGGCAGCAGATCAAGCCGCTGGACAATCAGTTCATGATCCAACAGGCCGTCTTGCCCGTGGCGCCGACATTGCAAGATCGGATCGTCCGGAGCACGGGCAAAGAATATGAAGTGATCAGCATAGAGCAGGATCCAGCGACCGCGACATGGACCCTGCAAGTGCGAGGACGCAATGGCTGAGCTGCAACAGTTCCAGCTGAACCTGAATCAATTCCTCGTCCTGACTGAGGACGTGGTTGGCAAGATGGTGCGCAAGGCGGCGCTGGACATCTTTCGGCTGATCGTGAAGGGCAGTCCGGTTGATACAGGCCGCTTTCGGGCCAGCTGGGTGATCAGCGTTGGGGCGCCAAGTCGCACAGTCGAACCGGAGGGCGAATACACCGAGCAATACGCGATGGCCAAGACAACAGAATTGACGCCGGAGAGCGTGAAGGGCTTTGCGTGGGTGTACATCTCAAACAACTTGCCCTACGGACCGGCGCTGGCGAACGGACACAGCGGACAAGCGGCAGATGGATGGATTGAATTCGCGGTCATTAAAGTGTCGAACCAGCTCAACAGCCAAGGCGGGAACAGCACAACCGAGTTCACGGAAGAATAATGGCCCACTGGAACGACGCCCGGATCGCGATTGAGAAACGGTTCAACGACAACTGGACCACGACGCCTAAGCGCTTCTGGTCCAGCAACACGCCGTTTGAAATTCCGACGACGGCCTATGTCGCGATTCAAATTGACGAGATGGACGCACGGCAGATCAGCTTTGGCAATCCGCCGTATTTGCATCGCTACGATGGGCTGATCACGATTCAAATTCTTGTGCCCGAACGCACAGGGCCAGCCGTCGCGGACGGCTACTGCGACACGCTCGACACGCTCTTTCGCTGTGCACAGTTTTCGTACAACAATTCCGGCGTGATTACCTGCCGCACGCCACAGAAGAGAACGGTAGGGATCACGCAAGGCTGGTACCAAGTCAATCTGTTGGTCCAGTACAAGCGGGACAAGATTCACTAACAAAGGAGGAGCGCCATGCCGCAGGGAGAATCTAATCGCGTAGATGTTCAGCACAGCGTTGAGACAACGTGGGACGAAGTGCCAGCCACGCCGACGATGAATGTGCTGCCCTACACCAGCGAGTCGATTGGCTATGACAAGCGGACCGTGCAATCGAACCTGGTGCGCAGTGACCGCATGATCGATGACATCATCGAAGTGGGCGCCGGCTCGAGCGGCGATCTCAACTTCGAATACAAGTTCACGGACTTCGATAACTTGATCTTGGGCGCGATCGGCGCCAGCGCGTACACGACCAACACGTTCACGGGCACGGCGAACCTGTCATTCGCGGCGTCAAGCGGCGGAACGCAGGTGCTGACGGGTCCTGCGTCGACGTTCACGACCTGGCAGGATGGCGTCTTTGTTAAAGTGACCGGCGCGAACGCCCAGAACAATGGCGTGTGGAAAGTGACGGCGCACACCTCGACCACGCTGACGGTCGCCAACGCAGCCGGCACGTTGCAGAACAACACGAGCGCGACCGTGTTCCAAAAGTTCGCCTTGAACGGGACGACAAAGAAATCGTTCTTACTGGAAAAGCGGTTCAACGACTTGACGCAGTTCATCTCGTTCCGTGGCATGCGGGTCAACACGTGGCAGATGAACATCGAGTCCGAGCAGATCATCACCGGCGCGTTTTCGTTCATAGGCTCGCGTGCAACAGGATCCGGCAGCACGGTCGCTGGCAGTTCCGTCGCGGCCAGTGCTCTGTCGGTGTGCTCCGCGACCGCGAACGTCGGCACGCTGTTCGAGAACAGCCCAACGCTGGCGACCAAAGTCAAAAGCATTAAGTTCAACTTGAACG